TATTTATGATTTTAACTTCCTAAACCTAATTTTAACTTTGGTTTCTGGATGAACGCAACCAGCAAGAGCGATGTTAAGAGTTTTGTTAGGGAGACCACCTTTCGTGATTTTGTTAAAGTATTCAAGATCAAATTCAATTTTATCCTCCTTTTTGTGATAAGACTCATATCTTTGTTCGTAGTCTTGGAGATAATCATGACCGACATGATTATCAAAACTTACAGCAAGAGCATCAGAAAGAATAGAAGGAATGCTGTCACGATTCTTCTTTTCGTCATTTCCATCTGCAATATGAATAGACTCCATAAGTGCCAAATAAATGGCACGATCTCTACACCACTTTTCAGTAGTATCAATTAACCAATTAAACTCAGCGGGAACATCTTCAAGACAAGAAATAATTTGAGAGATTTCTTTAAAAGACTGCTCGTTAATATCTGTTCTTTTTTCTACCTCAATACAGAGAACTTCTTTTGTTGCAGGTTGATTATATTCTTGGACAAAAGATAATATTTCTTCAAATACAATTTTTTGATTTTGATCTTCAAAATATTCAGATTTAATAAAGGGTATTACTTTCCTAATATATTTTTCATTGTGTAAAAGGTTTCTAAGGATTAGAAACTCAACTTTCTCCATAACTAAATTCCTTGCGTGCGATTTGATCCAATTGTTGCATCACTTCTTCAGTGAAATATACTTCAGGTTCTTTTAGAATCTGTTTAGCATAAAGTTTCTTACCATCAATTTCATAGCGTCCCGCTACATTCTTCCAGAGTCCACCAATCTCACCAAGTTCCAGAAGACCATAGTAACGATCAAGGCCGCGCTCATCATAATACAGACGGACTTCAACATCTTTATTCTCTTTACTCAAACGCGATTTAGCAGTCTTAGCCTTGATAATGTTTCCAACCACTTCCGTTCCATCCTTTTCTTTTTTCTTGCTAAGATAGATGATTGTACTTGCTGCATACTTGAGTCCAGAACCTCCCCCCATTTCTTTCGTTGGTACATAAGCTCCGATGACATCGTATGTGTGATTTGTGACAAGAAGTGGAACATTTGCTTGACCTAGTTTAAGTGTGAGCATTCGAAAAGCACCTTTAACAAGTTGCGATTTAGTCATATCGCGAACTTGCTTATCGTTCAGTGCATCAGTGATTTCTTTCTCCGTGGAAAGCATTCCCAAAGAGTCTAGCACAAACATACAGGGTTTGCGTTCCCCTTCAGGTTTTTTTAAGTAAAGGTCTACTGCCTTGAGTGCCTTTCCACGAAATTCTTCAATAGTGACAACATTAACAACAACCAGACGAGAAGTATCAATTCCACGAGATTCTACAAGAGATTTAGTGATAGCGGCCTCAGTATCAAAGTAGAGACAATAACCATCGGGATTGGAATCAAGAAAATTCTTAACAACGGCGAGGCTGAAGAAAGTTTTTCCAGTACTAGATTCTCCAGCAATAGCAGTAATCTTATTGCCAGATACGCCGCCAAATATGCTACCTGAAACCAATGCATTAAAAATGTACGAACCTGTGTCAACATACTTTTCAGTCTCATCAATATCAGAAGCAAGTTGTGTATACTCACCACCGATTTCTTTTACAATATCCTTTAAGAAGTCCATAATTTATTTTTTCCTATTAAAGTTAAATGACCATAATTTAGCATAGAGATCCCTTTCACTTGATTTTTCAAGGATCTCTATGATTTTTTTTAATTCCTTTTCTGTTATGGGTATTTCCATCAAGAGAAAAATGACTCTAGACTTGCAGTTTTTTTAACATTCCACCCAATAGAATCAAGAATAATCTTGAGAGGTTCTAGAAATGCTTTCTCAAATTGTAGTTCATAGTCTATGTATTTGTCAAGATTAAGTTCCTTTGGAAAATCTTGGATGAAGGTAATTACATTTTCATGAATGATATTTGGTTTCTTAAGGTAAACAAATTTAATTTTTTCTCCGTTTTGAATAAGAGAATATTTGTTCGTCAACTTATTCTTTTTAATGTAGTAATTAAACAGAAGTGCCCCACGAACATGAATTGGCGTTCCCTTAATATAAATGTCGGATGAAGAAGAGTACTTCTGAACATCAGAAGCTGACCTTGGGAAAGAGATAGATTCTGGAGGAAGTGTCCTGAATTCAAGGCGACATTTATCAATGTAATTAATTACATCATCTTCTGTTCCGTTCATCAAAATTTTAAAGCAATCTTTTAGCATCTTACGACAAGATGCAGGTGTGGAAGACTTAATTGCTTCAATTCCTTTGATTTTCAGTTTTGGTTCTTCATAACGAACTCCTTCACTATCCCAGACACTGAGAATATATCGCTTCTTCGCGGTCCAAATGCCACGCTCAGCAATACACTCACGCTTCATAAACATCTTTTGTTCATAAGCATTTACATAGTCAGCCAGTTCTTGGTAAGAACTTTCAATATATTTTTCAAATTCCACTTGACAGACCTTATCAAGGAACGAAACAATGCCTTGAGTAGTTTTCTCTCTTCCTTTGAATACACTTTCAACCAAAGGACCCATATTAATATAAAGAGAATCAGTATCTGAAGCAATAACATAATCTACATTTCCACTCTTAAGAATTTTATTTAAGTAGGAATTAACTTTGTCCATAATCCATTGAATGGAAACCTGGCCAGACAATGTAATTGCTTCAGCGTTTGCAAGTTTATAGTAACGAAAATACTGATTGCCAATAGCACCATAGGCAGAGTTAAGTTGAATCTTACGTGCCATCTGGATATTGTTGCAGCGAGCAATCTCTTTAATCAACTCTTTGTTTTTTGTTTTTTCATATTCTTGCTCAGCAGCAAGCATTTTCTTCTTGAAAATAACACGTTCATTGTAAATCTTTTCCATCAATTCAGGAAGAAATCCACGAATGTCTTTACGAAACATTGCACCATTTGCACAAACTGAATAGTCTTTGTACATCTCAAAACTGAGACTTTGATTAAGAATCTTATCTACAGAAACTGTCGGATGCTTTTCTTCAAGAAGAGTTTCAGGACTGATGTTATACATCATAATCAAGTGTGGGTACAGTGAGTTCAAGTCAAAACTCACAACCCAATCATACATTCCAGGAACTGGTTCCTTTACATATGCACCAGCATATTTTTCATCTTTCTGTGTTTTGTTCTTTGGAGGAATAACAATGTTTCTTTTTTTGAGATACGTGTAGATAATATTATCCCACATACGAACTTGATAGAACACATCAGCATAATTTACTTTTGCGTCATATGCCATTGTCAGGGCAAGTTCAATCAATTTCATCTTGTCTTCCAGACGGTCAACAAGTTCTACGTCAATAATGTTATATTCAATGAATTTTTGCCACCCCTGCGTATAAAAGTCCTTAAAGGTATCAAACTCAGAGTGGTCAAGTTTTTTCTGCCCCAACTCAACTTCGGCAATATAATCAAGGCGATATGATTCCTGTACCTTATATGTAAACTTCTTATAGAGGTCAAGATAATCAAGTTGAGTAAGACCACCAATATCAAATGTAGTGTGCTTTCTTCCTTGAATATAAGTTTCTCCTTCAGTTACAAGTCCCCAGTTAGAGAAACGCTTCATTAGTTTTTCACCAAGAACACGATTCAGTCGCTTACAGATATAAGGGACATCATAAAGTTGAATGTTCCACCCAGTAATAACATCAGGAACATTAAACATCCAATAATTGATAAAATTATTGAGAAGCTCATATTCAGAAGGACAATAATGATAAGTCAAGTCCTTACGATTGTGTTTAAACGGTTTAACTCCCCAAGTAATAATCTCTTTAGTAGTGTAATCCTGAATACTAATTGCAAGAATTTCCTCAGAACAAGATTCTACATCAGGGAATCCCCCTTCAGAAGCAACCTCAATATCTAGAGTTACAAGTTTGATTTTACTAATATCAAACTTAATTTCGTCCTCTGGATATTTTTCGGAAATATATTGACAGATGTACCTGTCATTCCCATAGATCTCAAATCCATCTACGCTTTCATACTTTTTATAGAACTCACGACAATCTCGAATAGTTCCTGGTTTTATTGGTTCTACAAATTCTCCACTTAGGGTTTGATACTTTGAATCTTTTTTGGTTTTTACGAAGAGAGTTGGATAAAACTCATCTCTGTTTTCAAATCGTTTTCCATTTTCAACTCCGCGAACAAGAATTTGATTTCCAATCAATTGAACATTAGTATAAAAGCGTTGAGTCATTCTTTAATTAAATCCTGATATTTTTCAAGTAAAGTTGGAGTGGGATCAACAAGAGTAAGAATCTTGTCAGAACTCATCATAAATGTTTTTTCTTTCGTATAACCACAAAGAAATGGTTCTAAAGTTTTATCACCTTTTACAACAAATGGTGATACAAGTTTGCAATCTGGTTCGCCAATGTCAGCACCAACTTCCTCAATTTGAGATATCAAAATTTGCTGGTTCATTAGTACCAATACTTTGATTATTTTTTCCATTGTTTAAGATGTCCTCTTCATACATTTTTAGTAGTTGATCTATAGGATCAACAAGTGTAATTACCCAGTCCAAAGATACTGGAATTTTGGTATCCTTCGTTAAAAGAATCCAAGGAGTCAATCTGATTTTTACCGAATCAGTTTTTTCCTTATCATTATCTTCTTCCCTGACTCGCATTTTAATGCTGCAAGGTTTATTAAAAATATAACCAACTACTTTTTGTTCAGGTTCTTTGCCGACTACCATTTCTTGAACGTCAGCAATTACGTCTTCGCCCGATTTTAAAAGAGCAAGTTTTACAGTCATTTTTACTCCATACCTCTAAGTATTCTAGCAAGAAAAAAGAGGGGAGTCAACCTGGATTTTGCCAGGGTCCCCTCGCGCCGACGATATTCAAAAGTATTTATCTCTTTCTTTTGAACTTACACACTTTCTTTCCAGGAAGCATAGCATATGATGTTGTTCCTGCCCAACCACACTTTGCTTTTGGCGGTTTTGCATCAGCACCAAAGTCACCTTTCATTTCATTTATAATTTGCATAAATTCCTGGAAAGTTTTCATTTTTTATTTTTATTTAGAGATAATCCTTTCTCTTATGGTGATCAGGAACAATCTTTTTCAAGTTGACAGAGAGGAGTCCGTCTTCAAATGATACATCTGAGACTTCTGTATCGTCTGCCATTGTCCACGCTCTCTTGAAAGATCGTTGAGCCAGTCCCTTATGGACGTAGTTGGCATCAGATTCTTTATCATCCTTTTGTCCCTCAACAAAAAGTTTTCCATCTTGCGTATAAACATAGACTTCTTTCTTTTTAAATCCAGCAAGTGCGAGTTCTAGTCTCGATTCGACGTTACTGACTTGTACAAGATTATATGGCGGATAATTGGAAGCAGTTTCGTGAAGATGAAATAGACGATCAAAGTATTCATCCATTCCAATACTATTACGAGCAATCCTATCCATCAAGGCAGGAATATCCGCAGCAGTATAACGTGCAAGGTTCGTCATTATTGTAGCTCCTTTTTAAAGCGAGTTTGTGTTTTGTGGACCCTTTCGGCATCCATTACTAATTATACAAGAAACGAAAAAAAGAGGAGGGGTAAAAACCCAACCTCTTTTTAGGGTGTTCCGACTTTTGTAGAGACCGCACGAAAGGTCTCAGTTCTATTTATTCGGTTTCTACAGTCTTACCTTTTTTGCCAATATTATACTTCTGTTCCAGAATCCAATCTCCCTTGTCCTTATAAGCAAGAACTTTAATTTGATTCAGAGGGGCAATATCAGAAACTTTATCTTGATCAATCACGGTAATCAATCCCCAATCAGCAAGAAGACGAACAATACGATTACGTCTTTGAACGTCGTTTACAGTAAGATTGGCATGTTTGCCATCAAGAGCAAATAGCTCTTTAAAGTGAACAATATAATATCTTCCCTGTTTGTGAAGAATATGACAAGACTGGTAAAGTTTTTTCTCCTTTCTAGAAGCAACTCCGATACGAGTCAAAGTTTCACGAACCTTTAGAAAATCATCTGGTTCATTTAGGATAACTTCCACCATTTGGTCTTGTGACCAATTTACTTGTGGTTCAATTGTTTGAGTTGTCATTTTGTTCCGCCAGTTTCAAGTCGTTGTTTAATAAAGCTGATTTGCTCTTTCGACAAAATTTTCAGTGCTTGATATGCTTTTTCATTACTATATCCATAGTATTGTTTCACACATTCTAAGTCTTTGATTTTATCTTTACGGAGCCAGGGAGAATACCTCTTCCTTTTTCTTATAATATTTAGATAAAATGAATATTGCATATCTTTGTCAAGATGATGATTTATATTCATCTCATTTGCATACATAATGCAGTCTATATGTCCACTAAGACAACGATTAATAATATAGGGTGCATAATCTTTAATATTTGATGTATCTTCAATCAAATTTTCTTTTGAAAAATTGATTGAATTCAACCAATCCTTTAATTCAAGACTCATCGAATAATCTCCAAATCAGTTCCAGGTTTCCATAATTCAAGTTCGGTTCTAAGTTTATTATCTCGAAGTAACTTTTCATATCTTTTTGATGCCTTGACTTTCCACCATTCAATAACTTCTTTAGGTTCATATCCAAATTTAGAAATATAATATCTTTTCTTTTCAGTCAAAGACTTAGCATGTTCAATACACTTTTTAAATTCTTGTAACTTTGAATCATCTTGAAGAGACTTTATGATGATTGAAATCATCTTGGTTTGAATTTTAAGTTTTTTTGAAGACTTATCTGCTGAGATTAACCTTTCCCCACCATTAGCATTATTATTAAACCACCAAAACATTTCACGAAAATAGTCATCATGAAACAATGGAAGGAAATTGCTTTCAGTATCTCCTATGTGTCGAATATATGGTTTAAGACCATCATACATAGATACCCCTTTTGTTGTACCATACAATGAAGTTGTTTCAAAGTAATGTAGATCAGTTCCATACTTTGAATCAAATTGTCTTTTTAACTCATTAGATGATGCTAAAAGTGCTAATAGTTTTCCGCCAAGATAATTGTACCCAAATGGTTGCACTGGGACAATATTAAAACCCATCACAAACTCTTTATTAATTTTTGATAGGGGAAGCACTTCACCAAAATAATCATTTCTTGGTTTAGAATTAATAGTCGGCGAACCAAATCTAATAACTCCTACAATTTTATTTGTAGTGTCCTCAGAAACTATCCATTTGATTGTTCTTCCCGGAATTGCTTCTTCAATAGGATTAGAAGCAGTTTCATTCAAAATATTAGAATACAGTTCTTGATTATACTTAGATTTTGGTTTTGGGGAAGTATCTACAACATGAATAGAAAATTTCATGTCATTTGGATGAAGATCAAAATTAGAAAATATTTCATCTTCTGATCCGAATAATTTCCCAGACGAATATTGGATTCTACTACTTTTTACAAATCTCAAATAGTCATCAATCCTATTAAATTTTGAATAGTAATCAATAAATTGATCTGCTGCCCAAATTGCTTGCTCTTGAGATAACATATTATAAAATTTCTTCCATTGAACTCAACAATTCAGTTGATGTTATTTTTTTAGGTAATGGGATAACATCTTTTGCCAAAAATTGATAGTCTCCAGATTCTAACTTAAAAGTTGCTCCAGCACCATCACAGTCTGTTCTGGAATAAACAGTTTCCCATGTCGTATACGCTATTGACATTTTTTTAGTGTCAACCAATAGCATGTAGTCAAATGTTTTTTTAATATCCTCTTTTGTTAACAATTTTTTATTTTTTCCAGGTCTTTTGTTAATAAGAACTACTCTCTTACAAGAACCATTCTTATTAAAAATTCCAAGAGAACCCTTCATTTCATAAAGCGTGCCATCACTACCAATAAAATCTCTGCCATCTTCATAATCTCCAACATATTGAAGTTGTCCATTAGACCATTTAGCAAATGACTTTTCTTGCAAAAATGTACGAAAAGTTTTGAATGCGTTAGATTTCATTTGAGGAGTATTGGTTGCTTGAACGCAACCAAAAAATTCTCCAAGATTAATTTCTTCAATGTTAATCATAATAATTTAAAATCAATTTATGCTAGTCAAATAACTTATTATTTAAATTCACATTCGCACATGATTTCAGTTAGTGCTGCTAGAAGGTTAATCTCCTGATCAGCCACGAACGCACATTGGTATTGATACTTAGCAGCAATAAGAACGGCAGCAGGGATAGATTGGGGTTCAAGGCAATCAAAAGAGGCGTCATAAATCCTGCGAAGTAGGCTAGAAGCATCGTTATCCAAGTTGGAGACCACCCATTTACGAACCTCGGTGAAGTTTTTGTCTTTGAGATTTTTGATGAGTTCATTTACTGAGATGTCTGAGAACGACGCGAGAATTCCTGAGTCAATTTTACCCCCCGTAGAATATCGTTGACATTCGTTGAGCACCCTCCTGAAATCCGGGAAGTGTTTTGATACGAGTTCTGCAACGACTTTTTGATCATATTCAATTTTTTCACGATCCAAGATTGTTTGAAGTCGTTGAAAGAAACTACCTGCAAGTTGAACTCTTTGCTTCCCTTTGATGGTGAAGTCAATGACTGCGCAACGGGAGTGAAGAGGTTCAATAATCTTGTTCTTGTAGTTGCAGGTGAAGATGAATCGGCAGTTGTTATAAAATGCCTCAATATTCGCCCGTAGTAAGAGTTGTACATCTGAGGTTGTGTTGTCACTCTCATCCACAATAATGACTTTGTGCCTACCATTTCCTTGAAGTGAGACGGTCGAAGCAAAGTTCTTTGCTTGGTTTCTGACAGTATCCAAGAAACGCCCTTCGTCGGATCCGTTGATGACATAGTAATCTGCTCCAAGTTGTTCGCACAGTGCTTTCGCAATCGTAGTTTTTCCAATGCCTGGAGGACCAGACAATAGTAGATTGGGGATTTCACCTTTATTAATAAAGTCCAAAAAAGTTTTTTTAGTATCTTCTGGAAGGATACAATCCTCTACCTTTTTTGGTCTCCATTTTTCCACCCACAAAAAATTGTCACTCATCAATAAACTCCATTCAATACATTCCAAATACTTTTTTGACTTCTTTCCATAATATCAGCAATTTGCCTTTGAGGCAATCCCTGATTGGAAAGATTGATGATTTTTTCTTTTATTTCATTCTCCATTTGAACGACTGCTTTTCTTGGATTTGATTTTCCAATTTGAGACCTTCTTGTGTTTTCTGAACGAGGCAACCATCTCAGGTTTTCAACTTTGTTGTTGGTTTTATTCTCATCAATATGGTCTATACACCAATCTCTACCTTTTGGTCTTGGTTCTCCCCAACATTCTACCACAAGTTGATGAAGTCGTTTTTCACGAACTACAACATAACCATCTCTTTTATCAACTCTTCCAATAGGTTTTACATTTAGAATTTTACCACAAGCACTCACATAAATGTCTGGATAGGTTTTTGATTGTTTGTAGGTAATTCCGTTGAGTTCCATTAGAAGAGTAATAACTATTATTATTTATATCCAAACGACATTTGGTGTAGTTTGGATATAATCAAATCACCATAATAACTTCCTGCTCCTCGTAGTTCTCTGGAAGTTCCTCATAATCATCACATTCTTTTCTTGTAAGATAATAGTTGATATTTTTTGTCTTATGAACTTTCACAAAAGTTCTTACAACTTCAATATCATCAGTCCAGTATAAGTCATCATTTAAGATGACTTCCATATTTTTTGGAAACTTTTTGAGGAGTTTTATGAGGTCTTTGTTTTTCATAATTTAGTTATACCCATTCAGGTTTTCTTTCTGGCATACGTAGATAATTATCAGCGACCCAAGGTTTGGATGCGATGTATCTTTTGTATGCTTCAAATGTATTAATAGTATCGTCAAACTTCCATTCCTCAGGCATAGCACGAGCAAATGGAGTCACTTCTGTGATCTTACCCTTGGGAAACAAATAGTATGCATCCACGAGGGTTTTATAACAGGAGTGAGTTTTATTATACCGCAGGCAGTATTCATCAGACAAGTTCAATCCCCATTTGATCAACCAGTAGGCATTGTGGATACTCTCCATTGCCCACTTGGTGCAGGGATGATTGCGGAATGCTCCTTTCTCGGTCTTGTAAGGGGTTCCATCTGCCTTAGGGAGAGTGCCGTACCCATGTCCCCACTTGTCAGAGGCAACGATAGAGAGCATCTGGCAGCACTCTAGGGGCATTTTAACAACGTGTTTGTCGGGAAGACAGATTGCACTCTCTGCCGGAAATGGAGAAGTAACGAAGATGTTCATAACATAGAAATTAAAGTTTAATCCAATTTTCCCAAGTAGAAGAAGATGATTTTACTCTTGCTCTGGCACAAGTATAACTTATGTTGTGATGTTTAGCAACTTCTTCCAATCCAGTAAAATAAACATTTTCTATTAAATATGTTTTTTTCTTTGATTCACTTACACTTTTTCCCCTCTCAATTAGGAATTGTTTGTCATTTTCAAGTTCTCTTAATTTTTTAAATCTTTTTGCAACGAGTTCTTTTGGTTGTTTTTTTCCAGTTAAACTTTCTCGCATTTTTCTAATAGAACTTTCAGATAATCTGATTTGACCTCCGGGAAGAATGTTATAATAAGGTTTAAGTGTGTCTATATGGTAGATTTCTTTTTCATTTAATTCGTCTAAGTTAGTAGCAGTATCCAAAATTTCAATAATAAAATTTTCTACACCATACTTTCTCATAGCACTATGAAGTTTATATCCACCACCACGAATAGATATTTCTTTATGTTTTCTAAATCTATACTCAATATTTTTTATAGTTTGACCTACATAAAACTCTTGAGTTTGTCTATTGGTTATTTTATAGATAAACATAAAAAGTATCTTATTACATTATTATTTATATAATAAGATACTTTCATATCAACTAAACTGACTATCTGGTTCTAATGCAATCCAATAACTAACATCAAATCCAGTATTCTTGAAGCGCGACAAAAGTTTACGTGAGATAACTACCTCATAAGAACCAGGAAGAATCTTGATATTCTCTACCTTGAAGTTAAAGGAGAATACTTCATCAGTTTCGCCAACAATCACGGAAAAGTCATTAGAAGTATCATTCTTCTTATCACGAACTACCAGTTTCACCACACCTGCTTCACCAACCACAGACAAGTCAGGAAGTTGATAGACAGAAGCAGCTTTAAGCAGTTTATCAAGTTCTTTGGTATCAAGAAGGAAACAAACATCTTCGCTTGGCAGAACAATATCCTTTTCGGGTGGAGTAATAATTACATTAGGATCAGCAAAGAAATACTTAGAACGAGACTTACCTTCTTTGATTACAACATAACCATCGTTTTGAAAATCTAGTTCAGCATTCTGATGCAGATTAAGACCATTCAGAAACTGGTTCAAATCATAGATACCAAAATCCTTTGGAAGTTCTTCTTCAATTGTTGCTTCTGCTAGGATGTTTTTCATCACAGAAATAGTGCGAAGATTGTTTCCTTCCTTAAACAGAATAGATTGATTAATGGAAGAAAAGTTTTTCAGTAGAGTCAGAGTTTTATCAGAGAGTTTCATAATCACTTATTTTCAATAAGGTCGAGATGGTTGATCAGAAGAATAGTATAGTGAAGAACTTTAAAGAGATCTGCTCGTGGAGTTCCTTTTGTATCATAACGATCAATATACTTCGTCACATTACCAGCACAGAATCCTTCGCGACGATTGTGCTTGATCTTATCAAGAGTTTGCTCTTTACCGCCACCAGTTCGATCAACGTAATGCTGGCGATAAGTACTTGCAATATACTCTTCAAGTTGTTTTAGGATTTTATCTTCATTGTATTTCCAAAAACCGTTTTTGTTTGTATCTTCGGTCACAGTCAAATTGAATGTAGAGGGTGAATTAAATGTAATATGATCTTCCCCAAGTCCACCAGGAAGTCTAGAACCTAGGGAAAACATATCAGGAGAAGGGCAAGGATTTCCAGTTAGACTAATACCGTCATTTTTCCAGAAATCTTGATTAGGAATTGAACTTTCATAAGTGCTCTCAAAGTTTTCAGGCATTGCATTTTACAGTAAAGGACAAAAAGAGGGAAGGCACTTTTTTACCTTCCCCAATTATATCAAACAGACTGATATGTGTCAATGGACTCTTCAGAAGGCATTTTAAAGTCGGCATCAACTTTATCATACAATTCAAGGAATGCTTGCTTGGTTTCGTCGTCAAAACGATTGGTGCAAACTTGAATTGCTTTTGCCTTATCGTTAAAGATGCTATAAGCACGAATAATATGAACCAGACGACGAGTGCTGATGATTTCTTCAATGCCACCATCATAGAAAGTTTTACGGATCACATCTGCCCAATCCACAAGGCGCTTGCAGAAGTCACGATCTTCCACACCAAGGTCCAGAGCAACACCATCAAGAATCTTTTGTTCTGTTGCAGGAGCAGGATAAGACTGCTCAAAGGTCACAGGGAAGCGTTCTAGGAATGCCTCATTGAGCACGTTAGTGCCGATGAAGCGACCATCATCAGAACCTTTGCCTTTAGTATTAGCGGTTGCGATAACGTTGAATCCAGCAGCAGGTTTCACCCAACGACCAATCTTCTTGAGGAACACTCCTTTACCTTCCAGAATAGATTGAAGACAAAGAATCTTGTTAGAAGCAAGGTCAATTTCATCAAGCAGGAGGATTGCACCACGTTCAAGTGCTTCAATCACAGGTCCATTATGCCAAGCAGTATTACCATCAACGAGACGAAAACCACCGATCAAATCATCTTCATCAGTTTCAATGGTGATATTGACGCGAATCATCTCTCGCTTGAGTTGAGCACATGCTTGCTCTACAGAGAACGTTTTACCGTTACCTGAAAGACCCGTAATGAACGTAGGATAAAAAAGACGAGACTTAATAATCTTGTAAATATCACTAAAGTTACCAAACTTGACGAAGGTATCATCTTTTTCGGGAATAAGATTTTGTTCGATAGGAGGGACCACCGAGGGTGCTTGATAAGTACGTTCGATTTCTTCTACTTTTTGTTGTGTCACTTCAAGATTCCATTTGCCACGACCAACTTTAAATTGATCAAGTTTTTTGGTTACAGTTTGATAGTTAGCATCGTTCAGATTACACCAAGCACGAATATCAGCGCCCGTGATTGTGTTTCCATACAGGTTCTGCAGGGAAGTGCGGATGTAGTCAGAGGAGAGTGCCATTTGTTTGTTTTGTTTCAACATAGTCATTATAAGAGGAAAAGGGTCCCACTTGGGACCCCAGTGGTCAGTTCAAAAATTGGACCATTTGATCTTCAGGCAACCAAGGAAATAAATTCACCAAGAACTTTTTTATTTAGCTTTTTAGTTTTCAAAGATTTTACAAAAGCGGATCTAATTTGAGATTTTGTTGCACCATCTTCAACTTCAAACTCAGTATTTTGAGAAAGCGCAGTTGAAGACATTCCAAAGTATGCATCATAACCAGACTTAGTGATAGTGAAACTCTTCAATTTCTTCCAATCGCTTTGGATTTTCTCATAATCTTTATCGAGTTGAGAATGATACATCTGCACAAATCGACTAAAGTTACGGCTTTCTAGAACACGAATACCAATAAAATTCATAGAAGAAAACTTATCTTTTAAATTCCTAAGAAGAACGTCGGTGAATTCATGATATCCATATCCAATCTTATAAGTTGTTCCCAACTTACGATCACGAATAAATGTATTCATGGGATCAACATATCCAGTTCCAAGAAATGGTTTATTTTCCCATTGACGTTTGACTTCTTTATGATAAACAAGTTGATTTGCTTCACCATCAGTCAAGACAATACATTGAACTTTCTGCAATTTGTTTTCTTTTTGGAACTTGGGAAGAATCTGATGAAGAGTAATTAGTGCTTCATTCAAAGGAGTTCCAGAAAGAGAAAGACGATTGGAGTAAGTG